GAAGAGATCAAAGAATATATTTTCCGACAGTATGGACACGATAAGGTGTGCGAGATTGGAACGTATGGAAGGATTAAGCTAAAGACTGCGATACTAGACTTCGGGAAGGCTTTAGGACTTGGAACGAGTGCAGAACTTTTAAGAATAACTACTCAGCTCGAATCAACAACCTTAGAAGATGCCTTAGACGAAAGTGATGCTTTGATGGATTTGATGGTTAAGAATCCAGAGTATGCATTTATGGTCGATGAGATTAATGGACAGATGAAATCTCAGGGAGTCCATCCAGCAGGAGTTTTAATTTGCTCGGAAGATGTCCACAAAGTTACTCCACTTAAGAGCCAAAACAACAAGGAACGAAAGGAACGAATTCTAACCACTCAGGCAGAGGATAAATACGTTATAGCTCAGGGTTTGGTTAAGATGGATATACTTGGGTTAAAAGAGTACGACATCGTTAAATTCGTCATAGAGAATGCTCCAGGGTGCGAGTTAACAGTAGACAACTATGTTGATGAGATTATGGATGAGAATGATTCGATGGTATGGGAGTATTTTCAAAATGGTGAGTCCGATGGTGTGTTCCAGTTTGCCAGTGATGGAATGAAGGCACTACTTCAAGATATGAATCCAGACTGCATCAATGATCTAACAGCAGCAAATGCTCTATATCGACCAGGATGTTTAAGGAACGGTTGGCATACTTTATATTGTAAAAGGAAGCGAGGAGAGGAGAAAGTAGAGTATCTCCATCCTATTGTAGAGGAGATAACGAAAGATACTTATGGTGTTTTAGTTTATCAAGAACAAGTCATGGCCATCATCAATAAATTGGGTGGTGTTGATTTAGTTGAAGCCGATACAATTCGTTCCGCTTTGGGCAAAAAGAAAGAAGATAAATTGGCAAAATATGCTCCCATGTTTATAGATGGTGCGTCAAAACATATTAAAAGAGAAGATGCAGAATTGTTGTGGAAACAGCTTATGCATTCAACTGAGTACAACTTCAACAAGTCTCACAGCGTTAGTTATGCAAAGCTTGCGTTCATTTCTCAGACTTTGAAAGTTAATTTTCCACTTTATTTTTGGGCTGGAAACCTAGAGTGGGATGCCATTAAGGGCGATGACGAAAAAAAATTAATTCACAAAAAAGCAGCTAAGACAATGGGTGTCAAGTTTTTGATGCCTGATATTAACAGATCTAAAGCATCCTTCACAGTAGAGGAGGAGAAGATCCGTTGGTCGTTCCTCGGCATCAAAGGCATAGGGCCTAAAACTGCGAATGAGATTGAGAAGCATCAACCCTATGAATCATTCGATGACTTCTTTGATAAAGTTCATAAAGGTGTTGTCAAAGTTAATAACATGGTTAATCTTATATATGCAGGCGTATTTGATAGCTTTACTGACAGGAGAGAGCTGGTAAAACTTCTCTTTTTAAAGAAGAAAAAAGAGGATGAAACTCCTACAGTCACAGAAGATAGTCTCGCATTAAGTTTTAGTGAAGTGCTTGGATTTTTCGAACAGAAATTAAAATATATAAAACCGTTTTCAACTGATTGCGTAGAAGAAGATTGCTTAAGAGGATCTCTAGATGGTGAGCAGATGAAGATCGGTGGATTGATTTCTGCGGTTCGTTCCATCAAAACAAGAAGTGGAGAACCAATGGGATTTGTCACGGTCATTGACCTTGATGAAAAAATCGAAGTGACAGCATTCCCTGCAACATGGGCCAAATATAGAAGGGCCATTAGAAAGGGAAATTTAGTTGAAGTGTTTGGCAGTAAGTCAATATTTGGTGGTAAGCAAAATCAATTAGAAGCGGTCGAGTTTACAGTTATTGAGTAGTTTGTCGTATAATTAAAGTATTGGTTAGATTGAACGGAGAATGTCATGGTCAAAATTAAGGATCTCATTTATGAGGTCGAGAAGTTGTTGCCTGAAACTGTTTTCATAAACATAAAAAAAGAACTCCATATCTCAGAAGATATTGACACAGAGGTCGATGAGGCGAGTGCCAGGTTTGGTTACTTCGCAGTATTGGCAGAAAAATCTGAGACAAAACATCAAAAATTAAAATTCGCCTACGAAGCTTGGAAAGGTAAGGAAGAAGAGAGAGTCGCTAGAGAACGTGAGTATGACGGAAAGAAGAGTTTCACTGAAAAACAGATGAACTCTCATGTTAAATCTCAAGATAGACATAGAAGTTATAATTTAAAACTTATCGAGTACGATGAGCAGAGAAGAATCATGAAGGTGATAGCTCGATCTTTCGAAATGAAGAAAGATTTAATTCAAAGTAAGAGTGCAAATAGAAGGAACGAACTTAAAAGTCCAAGGGGATAAGGGGAAATTATGACCAGTTTGGAGGGTGTGGTAGTCGCACCAACAGAAGAGACAGAAGTAATTATCAACAAGTGTAGAGAGTATTATACTAACGTCCAAAAAACGTGGTATATGTTCGCAAAAAGTTTGAGAGAGATTAGAGATAAAGATATTTACAAAGCTCATGGATTTTTAAACTTGAAAGAATTTTGCTCAAAAGAATTCCCATCTATAAACTATGGAACGATAATCAAAACGATTAAGGTTGTTGAGAAGTTCGGTCATTTGATAGATGAGAAGTTGAGTGATAATCCTTCATATACGCTCCCAGCTTATGAGTCGTGCTATCAATTAATTAATGCGGAAAGTAAGATCCCAGATAGAAAACATAAAGATTTAGTGAAGAAAATTTTCAATGGAGAAGTTTCTTTTTATCGTTTCAGAGAAGAGATGAAACGAATCGTACAGGTTGAGTCACAAAAAGCTAGAGATAAAGCAGGAGTGACCGATGATAGTTTGGAAGAAGAATTACTAAGTGATATTGGAACCGAAACATATATTGATGCCGATGATGATTTCACAGAAGAAGTTTCAAAGGATAAAGACATATCAAGAATTGTGGATCAGATGTCGGTTAAGATCGACTTCCTCAGAGACAATTTCCCTATGCTAGTAGAGTTCATAAATAAAGATCCAGATGTCGTTACAGATGACACTGTTGATTTTGCCAAGGGAGCAGATGATCTAAGAATAAAAATAACAGACTTCGTAGACGTTATGGAAACGCTATGTAGTGAATAATAATATAAACGGCAATAAACGAGAAGGAACGAAAGATGAGTAAACTTTTAGACAGATTAAAAGCAGAAGCAAAACAACTTAAGACAAGAGAAGAATCGAGAGAGTCGGGAACATTTGAGAAAATCAATTGGTTCTCAGCTCAAAAAGGCGACAACTTAGTTAGGATCATGCCTAATAAAAATCCAGATGAATTATTTTTCAAGAAAGTTAACATCCATTATATCAAAATTAAAAAGAAAGACGGTGGTATGGCCAATGTTCCAGTACGCTGTATGTCTGATTTTGATAAGACTTGTCCTCTATGTACAGTTTACAGGGAGCTAATAGGTAGTGATGAAACTAAAGATGATGCTAAAAACTTTCGTCCTATTGAAAGATATATCTACAATCTATTGGATTATTCTAAAAGAGAAGTCACAGTCTATGCGGCTCCACTAACAGTCCACTCTGGTTTTATGGAATGGATTGAAGAGTTAGACACTGACATTTCAGATCTTGAGATTGGTCATGACTTTAAAATTATCAAAGAAGTTGATCCTAAAAAGGGTATCCAGTTTGGAACGAGCTATAAGGTTCGACCAAAATTAAAGCCTAGTGCTGTTCCTACGAAGTTAAGAGGGTTAGAAGTAGACGTTATAGAACTTGATAAGATCTATGGCGAGGAACGATTGAAAGAGATGAACGACTTCCTTAGATTAAATGGCTATGACGCTGTTGAGGTTAAAGAAGAGAAGAAGGCAACTGGAACGACTAAAACTTTTAAGAAAGAAGAGCCTAAGAAAGAAGAGCCAGTAGATGATGGGTTCGCTAAAGATGAAGAGCCAGTAGAAGATGACGGATTCGCTAAAGAAGAAAAAATTCCAGAAGATACTGGAGCGATTGATGATGACCTAGAGCGAGAGCTTAAAGAGTTGGGAGTTAGCTAAATGGATCAAGTGAGTTATGAGTTTCAAATGAAACTATCTAAGGACTATAACTCAGGCGGTGTTACTGTAGGGTTCAAAACGGATATTAGAGAAGGTGAAACGGAAGCCGATGCTATGAAACGATGTATTGAATTTGTCGAGGATACTGCTGATTCTAAGATCAAAGATCTTGAGGAAATTTATGGCTAAGATAGGGAAGAAAACAGCAAAGAAAAAAGCTACAAAGAGGGCTAAAAAAGTAACAAAGAAATTTGTTAAAGCAGGCTCAGAAGAGAAGTATATATCGAAGCCAGAAGATGATTTTGATATCACAGATTTTGTCAAAGAAGCTCAAGGTGTCCATAAGGATATTTTCGTTCCAAAGGATGAAAATGATGAACTTCTCCAGGTTACTGATTTCATCACGATGCCTGAAGAGATCCAAGCTGTGATTGGCGCACCAGGGATTCCTTGTGGCCTAATCACAATGGTCTATGGGAAGAAAGATTGCATTGATGGAGATACTTTCATTTCTTATCACGTTGTCGGTAAGGATGGTAACACTCAGAACACGAAGGGTGGAACTCTAAGACGACTTTATGAGCGATTCAATAAGATTGAAAGACGAG